TTGCACCGAAACCTACCACAACGGATGTTGGCAAGGCTCTGTTTGGGGATGGTCACTATCATACCATCTATTCTGCGGCGAGTGGGTCAACGGTTCTTGCGGTAACAACGGATTCTGCTTTATATGGCAGGACGGTTACACTTACCGATGGGACGCATACCATGACCGAAACGATGGGGAATGATGGGGAGTGCTACTTTACGGATGTTACCATGTTCGGAAGTGTCACGCTTTCGTGTACTGATTCCGAGGGGAACGAAGCAAAAGCGTCCCTTAACCTTACATACTTCGGAACGTATCAATGCAACCTTACGCTGAACTTTGCAACATTACACTTCACATCTTCCGACCTTGATATCATCGGAAAGACGGTGACGGTGTATAAGAACAACGTGCAAGTGGCAACTACCACACTTCGGTTAGTTGGCGGTCAGATGGTCGCAGATGTGTTCGTCGAGGAATTGGGCGATTATGTGGCAAAAGTGGAACAGAGTACAAGCGGTATCGGTACTGCGAATGTTACGGTATCTGCTTTAAGACAGACGTACAATGTGCCGCTTCTTATCTACCACATTTACGCTTATCAGATTGACGAGAACGATTCCAATCCCGCAACGTGTGTTACGGCGTATGAATCCGCATGGGGATGCGAGAACCTTAACTTCACTCCTACACACATGGACTTTGCCAATGACACGTTTGTTATGGGTTCATGGACGGGCAATGAGTTCTTCTTCCCTAAACCGTGTATGCTGAAATATGACGGTACGGTGGACTATTATCTTGACCCTACCGATTACACGAAGAAAGCAGACGGAACGGCATCGGATGTTGATAACTTCGCTTACAACGGCAATGTCATGGTGGAGTTTCCTACCGTGTACTTCAACCGTTGGCAATCCGGGACAAAGACGTATGTTGTTATCTCTAATAAACAGATTACGTCTGATTTCCATGCTTATGCGCACCACGACAAAAATGGGAACGTCCTGCCGTATATTTATCTCGCGGCGTATGACGGCTCTTATGACGGCACAAGGTTACGCTCTATCTCCGGCAAGGCTTGCCATAACAAAAATGCGCTGACAAGTGGATATATTATGTCGAATGCCACGCGCCAACAGGAAATTAACTTCGCGTTGGCAAATAACAACGGTATTGCAGACGGGCATGAGGGATATTATACAACTCACAAAGCAGACGGTGATTTGGTGATTGACTTACTTACGCTTATCGGTTATTCCACTAATTCACAGGCAACCTTTGGGCGTGGACGCGATACGGGGTATGTATCTGCGACAAATACTGGCATCGTCACAACGGGTTCGATGAACACAAAAGGTCTGTTTTGGGGCGAGAATCAAGGCGCGGCGGGAGTCAAGGTATTCGGCATTGAGAACTTTTGGGGTAATCTGTGGAAACAACGTGCAGGATGGATTAACGCCAACGGTACGCAGAAAGTCAAGATGACTTGGGGACAGGAAGATGGTTCTACCGTTGATGGATTTAACACCACGGGTTCGGGATATGTCACAGTAAGCGGTGCGACTCCTGCGGGTACAAACGGCGGGTATATCAACAAATGGAAGAAAACTGCACAAGGGTTTATTCCGTACAATGCGGCGGGGTCTGATTCAACATACGTGTGTGACGGACTTTGGTTTAATAATAGCCAAGTGGATTACGCTCTCTGCGGCGGCGCTTCGTACAACGGGTTGCGTGTTGGGGCGTTCTGCTCGGTTCTGGACAGCGCGGTGTCCGCTACCTATTGGAGTCATGGCGCGGCGCTTTCTTGTAAATAAACGAAAGGAGAAAAAACATGAAAATAGATTGGTATAAATCAGAAAGCACAACAAAACCCAAAAAGGTAGATTATGAATCTTCCCCTACTACGGTATATCTTCACCGCAAAATCAAGAGTGAAGAACGCGACGGTGTAACATGGTGGGTTTATGAAGAAGCGAAACTGACACCCGCAGAGTACACGGTATATGCGGCAGAGCAAACCCGTGAGGACAATTTGGCTATTATGAGCGCGTTAACAGACATTTACGCGAGATTGGAGGGATAACATGATTGACACATGGGTACGTCTTATCGAGAGTGGCGCGAAAGGGTTTGATGATTGTCCTGCGGAGTTACAAGAAGCGGTAAAAGCGCGGCTGATTGAGGATGGGTATTGGGAGTAACAGGAGACTATGTGGGATGCAATAGCAAAAATTCTTACAAATGCAAACGCGGCGCTTGTATTGCTGTTTCTAACGATGTTTGTTTTGATATTCATTATCCTTGTCAAGACGGGTCTTGTGCAAATCAAGACGGACAAGATAAGGGTTGGCAATGACAGCGCAAAGGAGAGGGATATAATTCGGCAACAGGTCGAGTGGAGCCACAGTTATATCATGGGGCTTAAAAGCGCTCTTGAGATTGATGAAGGGAAGTACAGCGGGTATTTAACAAGATACATACTTGAGAGTTGTAGTTCCGAGGTATCAAAGTGGATATGCTTCAACCACATAAACCTAGACTCTGAATACATAAGCATAAAGCAAGAGACGATTCGGTCTATCATACTGCGAACGGATGACATAGACGCGAAGTATAAGAGCAAAGAGTTTTTGAAACGTGTGGATAAACATGTGGAGGAACTGATTCGCAAACTCGTGACAATCCGGCAAATGTATAAATAAAAAGGGGTGCATCATGGCAGAGACGTTATACGTAACAACAGCCGAACATAATGAATTCGTTAAAAGAATTGATGAAGGAAACAACAGGCGAGACACGCGAATCTCCTCATTGGAATCCGCCTTCAAAGAGATTAACCGCTTGATTGTTTCTGTTGAAAAAATGGCGGTGAGCCTAGAGAGCATGGCAACAGAGCAGAAGAAACAGGGCGAACGCTTAACCGCCATCGAGGAAAGACCGGCGAAGAGATGGGATACTGTTATCAGCGGCGTCATCTCCGGGATAGTTGGAATTCTTATAGGTCTGTTGAGTTCGGGGATTCTGAAATGAAGAAATTAAACGGGCTAGACAAATATGTAATATTCTCGCTTGCTGTTGTGTTGGTATACACCATAGCAGAGTTTATTACATCAACAATCACGGGGGTTGAGAAGTCAACGTTATCAACTTGCGTCTATAGTTTCTGGGCGGGGGAGGTGGTTTCCGCAATGCTAATTAAGATTTTCAAGATTCGAGGAAATGACAATGGCGCAGAAGATAACAGAGATAGCGTCGGTGATTTACTGTGCGATGGTATCGGTGATACTGATAGTGACAATAATCTTGAACAGGAGGGATGAAGATGAATGAGGTTACTTTTGCGATTCTGAAAATCGTTGTGTCTGTATGTGCGGCTCTGATTACAGCGTATGCCATCCCGTACATCAAGGCATTACGAAATGATGCGAGGTACAAACAAGTGATTGACATTATTGAGTTGGCTGTCCGCGCCGCCGAGCAGACCATTACGGAAAGTGGCAAGGGTGCGGAGAAGAAACAGAAGGTTATCGAGTTTGTGAAAGAGTGGATGGATAAGGCAGGAATCCATATTTCCGTGGAAGAGATAGCGGAACTTACGGAAGCGGCTGTATTTCAGATGAAGCAAGGACAGAAATGAAAGACAGGATAATATATTTCATTGTCGCGGTAATATGGATAACGTTCTGCATTCTGCTTACATACGCATTCTATAGCGTGTGTCCAAACTTTTAGGAGGAAACATGGTAATCGGTTCAGCAAGAGTTGACGAAAACGGCGCGTATGCAAATGGCGCGCCCGGAGACCAGAAGCAAACGTCATCCCCGGATTACAAGGGCGAGGTATCCGTACAAGACTTCTATAATCACAGCAAGGGATGGTATGTTCTCCGTGCAAAGTCGGCCGACATTGCCAACAAGATAGCAGAGTCTATGTTGCGCGCGTGTAACAACAAGAATGTTGGTTACGACCAGAATGGAAGATTGTCCATACTAAAGTACGGAACCAACTCGAAGGTTCCTACAGAGTGTGATTGCTCATCTCTCGTTAGGGTGTGCGTCAAGGAAGCATCCGGGAAAGACCCCGGAAACTTTAACACAGATAGTGAGAGAACAGCACTTGTAAAGACGGGTCTGTTCGACTTCGTTGGTAAATACGAGAACGGAATGACTTTGTATACGGGAGACATACTTGTTACCTGTAGTAAGGGACATAGCGTAGTAGTTGTTGATGGGACAAAGAGGAGAGTTGAGCAAGTAAAACCCATTGTTTCAACACCGAATGCAAAACAGATATGGACATTCCTACTGAACAAAGGTCTGCCGGAAGCCGCTGTGTTTGGGCTTATGGGGAATCTGCAAGCAGAGTCCGCTCTGAAACCAAAAAACTTGCAGAACTCCTATGAGAAGTTGTTGCATTTCACGGATGACACATATACCAACGCTGTTGACAATGGGACATATATGAATTTCGTTGGCGACAAGGCAGGATATGGTCTGGCACAATGGACTTCGTCTGGAAGGAAGCAAGGACTCTACGACTACGCAAAAAAGAAGTCCAAGTCTATCGGTGACTTGAACATGCAGTTGGAGTACCTGTGGATAGAACTGTCAACGGCATACAAGAGTGTTCTGTCTGGCATTAAGGCGGCAAAGACCATCCGAGAGGCGTCCGACATTGTGCTTACCAAGTTTGAGCGGCCAAAAGACCAGAGTGATTCGGTAAAGAAACTCCGCGCATCCTATGGTGAAAAGTTGTTTGCGGAGTATAAAGGCAAGAGTATTACCGATGTTGCACAAGAGGTTCTTGATGGCAAGTGGGGAGTCGGCGCAGAAAGAAAACGCAGGCTTATACAAGCCGGTTATGATTATTCACAAGTGCAGAGCGAAGTGAATAGGCTATTAAATAATTGACCTTATCGGTTTCTCCTTTTCTTCTTTTCGTGGGCGTTGCTTCGGTGACGCCCACACCCCTATAAAGACATGGAATACGAAAACAGTAAACTTGAACAGGTGATTGCCGAGTACATCCATAGTGAGCGGGACAGGTATATCCTTTGCCGTAGATACATTGATGGGCGATATATACATGAAATTATAGACGATGTGAAGGATAAGTTTGGTTATGAGATGTCGTACCGATACACAAAACCCACAGCAATTGTTGCGGGTTTTGTTTTCTTTCTATCATATCGGTATATGAGATATTCCATTGAACATCACTTTTTTCTATATGTAAAATGATAAAGGCATAGTGAATGCCACATATATAGAGCCTTTGAGCCGGTTGCTTCGTGAAAGAATCAATCGGCTCTTTTGTTTGCACCATGACAACCATATAAAAAGCCAATGGATATGAATGTGGGAGACCACTTTTATATATTCCGCAGAGAAGCGGAAGGTCACAAGACCAAACCAAACGCATGGCGAAAGCCCGTGAAAGAACACGTAAAAATGCAACCCGCGCAAAAGCGCCGTGCAAAGAAGCACGTAACCAAATGCACCGATGGCGACCATCGTAAAACAGCGCAAGGAGGATTTATGGAACAGAAAGTAGTAGCAACTCGTTTACCGTTGGATTTACAGTTATTCGCTGACTCCGAACAGCAATCGGAACAGGAGAACGCACAGGCGACAGGCACCGATACCGGCGCAAAGTTACCCGCAGAGGGTGGAGCAGAGCCGCAGACAACCGAGCAATCTTCTGAACCGCAGTATACCGTGGAGGGACTTCTGGCGAAAATCGCAGAACAGAATGCCGCGATGATTAAGATGAAGTCTGACTACGACAAACTGATGAAGTCCGAGGGTGATATGCGTAAGAAGTTGAACGCAAAACTCACCGTGGACGAAAAGGCGGCAGAGGCCAAAGCAGAGGCAGAGGCCGCTAGGGAGGAACACTTAAAGGAACTCGAACGGAAGTTGGCTGTCATTGAGTCCACAAGTCGCTATCAAGAGATGGGTATGGCGAAGGAACTTGCGGCAGAGACGGCTATAGCGGAAGTCGATGGCAACCGGGAGTTGGTAAATCTGAATATTCAGAAATACCAGACCGAGTGGAAGAAGGCGAAAGAGGCGGAAATCAGACAGCAATATCTTGACCAGATGCCTGTACCGCAATCCGGCAACGATGGCGAGGTTGACTACGGTAAGCAAATCAACGATGCCCTAAATAATGGGAACTCGTCAGACGCAGTTATGGCTATTCTGAAACAGGCGCAAGCCTCTGGCGGGTTGAACATTCAATAAACCAAGGAGGTAAAGAAAAATGGCTAATGGCACGTCAATGAGTTTTAACACTCCCAATTTCAGCGGTCTGCTTTTCCGCAAGGGCAAGGCAGACACACCGTTCTCCACCATCATCGGTGCGCACCCGAAGTACACGAACAGCGTCGAGTTCGCTTGCGGACAGGCGTTCAACGTGGAACAGGGCGTACAGCCGTCGATTTCCGAGAACGCATCTCTGACCGCTCCGACACCGAAGTATGTCACCCGTGAGCAGATGACCAACGTCACGCAGATTTTCCAAGAGGCGGTTTCCGTTTCCTATGGAAAGATGAGCAACATGGGAACGATGAGCGGCATCAATGTCGCCGGTCAGCAACCCAACCCGCTTGCAGAACTTCAATTCCAGATTGAGCGCCGGATGGAGCAGATTGCGCAGGATATCGAGTACACCTTCCTCAACGGTGTCTACAACAAGGCAACCAATGATGCGACGGCGAACCAATCTCGTGGTATCCTTACGGCTATCACCACGAACGTTCTCGATGTCAACAATCAGCCGCTCAACTACTGGCTTGTTGCGGAGGGCTTAAAGTGTATTTCCGACCAAGGCGGACGTACAGACCGGCTCATCCTTGGCGTGAACGCAACGACCATGCTTCAACTGAACAAGGATGCCACCAACAACGGCATGAGCATCGCTCCGAACAGCCGTGAAGAGAACGGTTTCGCAATCGATACCGTTGTGACCCCGCTCGGCAGAATCGGCCTTGTGCTGATTAACACTCTTCCTACCGGCACGGCTCTCCTGTTTGACCCGGCCGTCATCTCCCCTGTGTTCCAAGAGGTTCCCGGCAAGGGCAACTTCTTCCTTGAGGAACTCTCCAAGGTTGGTGCGGGTGATACGTATCAAATCTTTGGACAGGCAGGGTTAGACCACGGCCCCGAATTCCTTGCGGCGAAGTTCACAAACATCTCGCCTTACACCCCGGCAGAGGATGGCAAGACTCCGAGCGTGACGCTTGACAAGGCGGCGGCTTCCATCGGCGTTGGTGATACCACTTCCATCACCGCTACGACCGTTCCGAGCGGCCAGACCGTGACATGGACTTCGAGCGATAATTCGGTTGCTACGGTCAGCAATGGCGTGGTAACTGGTGTTGCCGCAGGTAGCGCGACCATCACGGCTTCCATCACGGTTGCGGGAACTTCCTACACCGGGACTTGCGCAGTAACCGTTGCCTAATAGGGGGTAACTTATGTACGAAGTAGTATTCGGCTTTGAAGATGCACAGGACAATGGCTATAAGTACAACGTGGGGGACTTGTTCCCCCGCGTTGGCGCGGCCGTTAGTGGCGCAAGACTTGCGGAGTTGACATCTGCAAACAATCCGTACCACAGGATTCTCGTTTCTCTTGCCAACACCAAAAAGGTTGATAAGCCTGTTGAGAAGGAAGCGGAAGAGAATCCTGTAGAGGAAGCAAAGCCTGTTGAGGAAGAGAAGAAGGCTTACACGGAGGATGAACTGTCCTCCATGACCAAGAATGAAATCAAGGCTCTTGCAGAAGAGAACGGTTTCAAGATTACCTCTTCCACAAAGGCGGGTGTTGTATCCGAATTCCTCAAGCAACAGAATGGTTGATGTGAATGAAGGTCGATACGTTAAAAATTGATACGCTCAAGGCCATAATGAACGACGACACCGTTGACCAACAGCAACTCTATGTACTGTTGGAACGTGCAAAGAAGTTGGCAAAGAATCAATACTTCTGGCATAAGGATGACATTCCCACCGAAGAGGAACTGGAAGCGTTCTACGAGCGGTATGAGTATGAGATATACGATATCGCTGTTGCTATCAATGCTGATTCGGCAAGGGATGGAGAAATCCGGCACGAGGAGTTGGGCGTCGTTCGTGTGTGGGATAAAGGCGGTTCTGAATCCGTTAAATCGGTTGTATCGGCCATTGTTCCCAAGACTTATATTCTGTGAGGTCTTGTAATGAGACTAAAGGACTTGCGCATCAACCAAGTGTCGTTCTGGTATCAGACGTATCTTGGTGAAGAAGATGAGGTTGACGAGGATGGGAACTATACGGGAGATACAGTTGCTAAATACAGTTCTCCCGTACAAGCCCGTGCTAGAATCAGCCCGAACGTTGGTGAGGCTGTAAGGTCTCCGTTTGGCGCAAGTTTACAGTACGACAAGCAGATATCCACGGTGCAGAACCTACCTATTGATGAGCATACAAAACTCTTCATAGAGGTACCTTCAAGCGAAGAGCCGGACTACGAGTGCGTAGGAGTTGCGAAAGACCTACAGCAAAACGTGTGGGCTATTAGGCGAATACGAGATGGTCATTAAGGTTAACCCGCTTGACCCAAACAGTATAGACGAGGCGAGAAAGAAACTCAAACAGTACAAAAAGGAACTTGCGTCTAAAACGCAACGCCTTGTCGAGATATTGGTTAACGATGGGCTATTAACAGCAAGAGAGTTTTGCCCCGTAGCAACGGGTACGGCGCAGAGTTCCATTATCGGATACTATGACCCGGCAGAAAAGTCGGGAATCATAATGGCGGGCGGGTACTGTGCTTTCATCGAATTTGGTACAGGTGTTGGTAATCTGAAACACCCAAGCCCAGAGTACATTGCGGCGATGGGTTGGGCTTATGGAGTAGGAACCCACATCTTCACAACACATGATGGACGCATAGGTTGGTACTTCCCATTAGAGAATGGGGAGTGGAGATTTACCGAGGGAATGCCGTCAAGACCATTTATGTATGAGACGATGCAGATTTTGAAACAGGAATACGACCGAGTGGCACAGGAGGTCTTTGGTGGTAAAGGATAAGTTCAACGAGTATTATACGGCGCTGTATAAGGAACTCGTAAAGACGTTCCCGAAACTACAGAAGTCAACCACCTTGTCACTTGCACCCGCGAAGTTGCCGATGATGTATGTCCGGCAAATAGGCGGGTCGGCAACAATCGATACATTATCTGGGACTTCTGAATTCAGACAAATAGGGATTGAAGTACAGTTCTTTGACAAGAAACAGAGTATGGTTAGGTCGCTTGCTGATGAGGCAATGGCGTACATGATTGAAAGTCAACTGTTTACTTGCCCTTATGCGCAACCAGAAGATAACCTAGAGAACCCAGACGTACAGCGGTTTATCTGCCGCTTTGAAAAAACAGATACTTAACTAATAATGACCGGCTAGGGGTGCGCACCCGAAAAGCGATTGCCTGTCGCCTGTCGGTCATTCATTAGGTAATCCTCGTAGGCAGAGGAATTTTCCGAGGAGGATAAGAAAATGGCTGAAATTACCAACGTAACCTATCTTATGAGAAAGGCTTCCGGTGAGTCCACTTTCACGAAACTCGTTGATATCACGAGTTACCCGGATATGGGCGGTACGCCGGAGCAGATTGACATCACCACCCTGTCTGATACCAGACTCCGCAACATGCTCGGTCTGCAAAGCGCAGAGAACCTTGAGTTCGGCGCCCTGTACGAACTGAATGCATATAAGCGTCTGGAAGCCATCATGCAGGCTGACAAGCAGATTATCAATCCGGCTCTGCTTGCCACATATCAAGTGTGGTTCGGTGAGAACGGCTCTCATGGCATCTTCGAGTGGCAAGGCAAACTGTCCGTGTTCGCCGGTGGCGGTGAGCCGAATGCTCGTCGTGAGATGACGATTTCCATCTCCGATGAGGGTGATAACGAACTCCACTTTGTTGACCCCGGCACGAGCGATGTCCCGGTCACGGGTGTTACGGTTAGTCCGTCCACTCTGACTCTGACAGCGGGTGGAGACAGCGGCACTCTGACCGCTTCCATCATCCCGGCAAATGCGACCGATAAGGTTGTGTCGTGGACATCGAGCGATGACACGGTTGCTACCGTTTCTGCCGGTATCGTTACCCCTCTGACAGCGGGTGCTGTTACCATCACGGCGACGACTCACGACGGCGGCAAGACCGACACGGCAACTGTCACGGTTTCCTAATCAACAAACCAATAGGAGGGGGTGTAAAAGCCCCCTCCATAACCAACAGGCAAACTTTTAACGAAAGGCGGTTAAAACAATGAAGAAAGAAGAAATGAGAAACGTTATCACTTTGAAGGGCGACAATGGCGCAGACGTTGATTACAAACTGCAAGACCTTGACTTCATCAACGTCATGTGCGATTTGGAGGACAAAGGCATCCCGATTTACGCGATGGCGCAGAGCGGCGCGCTTGATGGCGCACATGCAATGGGGATGATTCGAACAATCTTCTCGGTTCTTATCAATGAGCCGGATGAGAAGAAGGCCGGTGCTATCCTTTCGAAACACATTCGGAATGGCGGTAGCGTAGACGTGGTTATGGATACATTCGGCGCTATGATGGGTAACGGGGGTTTTGGCAACAGCCCGGAGAGCAACGAGGAAGCGACCGGGGCGGAGACAGCGTAACTCCTCAAAAGGTCTATCATAGTTGGCGAGAAGTAATATATGATTCAATCTTGCCTAATGCTTTGTATTGTGGAGTGCCGTATGAATTATTCTGGCACTTGAACCCGAAGAAACTTGAGCCGTTTTACGAAGCGGAGAAGTTGCGGGCTGATGCGAGGGAGAATCGAGACAATAGAATGGCATGGCTAATCGGGTTGTACTTTACACATTCGATTGCGTCCATGCTACCGAAGTCAAGAACTAAATATCCAAATACTCCTATAGACTTCAATGCAAAACCCAAAACAGACGCAGAGAGGTTCGCGGAGTGGGCGAAGGAACATAACAAAGCAAAAGCAGAGAAGAGGAGGCGCGGCATCTAATTTCATTGGAAAGAGGTTTGCCGTGCCTCTTTTAGGGATTGAAAACTATGGCTGACAAGACAGTTGACAGTTTAATAATTGATATAGAAGCCAATTCTACTGGCGCTTATCAAGGCATAGATGAAGTAGAGGGGAGCCTAGCCGCATTAGGCAGAACAATCAAAGGTGTAAGTACAGACAAACTTACCCAGATATCAGACTCTTTCAGACAGTTTGATAAGATGGGTAAAAACATGTCTGGTATCGGTAGCGGGTCAAAGGGGCTTGCTATTCTTGCATCTACATTACATAAACTCAATGGTTCCGTCCTTAATACGAAACCACTTGAAACATTAAGAATTGAACTGGATAAGTTTAAGCAGACTACTGATAGCCTGTCTGGTATCGGCGGCTCTACAAAGGGGCTTGCCGCTTTGATGAAAACCCTACAGGAGTTTGAGGACGCAGAAGAAGGAACGTTCAAGAAACTCCATACGCAACCGCTTAAAGACTTAAAGGCAGAACTGGATAGTTTCAAGGATACAGCAACGTCTCTGAAAGGTCTTGGTGGTGCGGCTACTGGTATCGGCAAGATTCTTCAAACGTTAAGTGAATACAAAGTTGATGTAAATACCAAGCCGTTACAGGATATTGCGGCGGCTATGCAACATTTCTCTGGTGTTGGCGAGGATGCAAAGAAAACCGCATCGTCTATCAGAAGTATTGTTGGAGCCACGGAGAAACTGTCGCAGATTAGTTCCATCAACACACAGCCGCTTGCTGACTTGGCAACGGCCATGCATAACTTTGATAGCGTTGGCGAGGGGTCGAAGAATGCGGCTCCGGCTATCAGAAGCATTGCCAACGCCATGCAGAAACTCGTTGCCATTCCGTATAACTCTTTGGCGGCGGCAACGAACTCTATTAGCATTATCTCCCATAGCCTTTCTCAACTTGGCAACATGGGGTCTGGGAATAAGGTCAATATCAAGATAAACTCTGACGGCATCACAAAGTCCGTTAAGAGTCTTAATAGCGCGGCCGGAGAATCGAAGAAGGCGGCGGATAAAGCGCTTGAGCCGTGGGATGAATTTGCAAAGAAACTTGGCTCGATGAAAGTTGAACTCCCGAAGTTTAACGGAAACTCGGCTGAATTAAACAAAGCAATCAATGCCGCAGAGAAGAAGGTCACAGACCTACGCAATAAGATTCAAAAGATATGGACGGTTAAAGGCGAAGAGGCGGGGAAAAAGGATGCAAATCTTCGCGGGCTTATTATCGAGCAGAAGCAAGCAACCGCACAACTTGAACATTTGAAGTCCATGGTAGGTTCTGCCGACATAGCGAAACCTACAGAGAAACTTGCGGCCTCTTCAAAAAGAGCAACCAAGGAAGTAAAGAATACAACCAAGGCTGTTGATGAACAGCGACGTGCATTACAAGAAGCACAGGCTATCGGCAGAGCGGAGGGTATGAGAATTGTCCCCGCCAACGTATCTGCCGAGATTGAAAAGACCGTTGCTAGTATCAATAGAATGCAAGACGCCCTGTTAAAGGCTAAAAAAACAGGAGGCAATGTAAAGAGTATTACATACGACCTTGCGCAATTACAGAAGAGACTACGCGAGTTACAAGGTGGAACGTTTACACCAGATGCTATCACAAAGCAGATGGCACAGATTACAAACGCTCGTGAACAGTTAGAAAATAAGATAGCGGCGAAGAGAGCGTCAAACCCTGACTATACACAAAGCAAAGAGTATGTCGAGGATATGAGAAATTCCTCAAAGTTATCCGCCGAATTAGAAACACTAAAAAAAGCCAGAGAGGATGCACAGAAAGCGGCGCTTGCTCATGCACAGGCAACACAGCAAGAGGCAATTGCGGAGCAAAGAAGCACATCTGCCGCACAGAATATGTCTGGCATTAGTGACTCCATCTCAAAAATTACGGGGTGGATGAACCAGACGGGCGTTATGAGCGGTGCATCGAGTGGCTTACAGAAGATTGCCACATTCTTACCGGCTCTTACCACAGAAGGGGCGCAAGCATCTAGTGCTATGGCATCTCTTTCTGGTGCGCTTTCTGGCGTGGCGGCTGTTGCTCCGTATGTCGCGGCGGCTGTTGCTGTAATTGCGGGGGCGGTAAAGGCTATAAAGAAGTTACTTCAATTCATAGACTCTATTAAGGCAAAGGTCGCTTCTGCCGTACAGGACATTGTGAGCAAGGCTAATAGTGCTATTAGTTCGATTATCTCTGGCCTTGCTAGGATGGCTCACGCCTTTGGACAATATCTGGGTGCTATCAAGACAACACTTCAAGGTATCGTTTCTTTGTTTGGGAAACTCGGTAGTGCTATTGGTAAGGCCGGTAGTGCGTTAAAGAAGGGTTTCTCCAAGTTAGGCAACAGCATTCTTGGTGGCATAACCAAAGCCCTCAACTCTGACAAGATTAAACAGGCAATCGGCAAGGTATTAAGAACGGGTATCTACATGGGTATCCGTAAGGCGATGACGGCTGTTTATGAGAAGTTAGGGCAAGCATTCCAAGACCTCGCCGCATACTCATATAAAAATGGTACAGCATTTGACCAACAGATTTCTGTTATCTTGAGCGATTTGCGTTGGCTTGCAAATACAATAATGACAGCCATTGCACCGCTTGTTTCTATCCTGTACCCCGCAATAGTGAGAATCATTGGGGCAATACAGAGCGCAACAGATAAGATTGCGCAGTTCTTCGCTATTCTCAATGGACAAACCACATACACGAGAGCGAAGAGATTCTTTGTTGATTATGGCAAGACCATAGTGGAGCAAACAGAAAAGGCCAAGAAAGCCATGAAAGACTTCACTATGGGTATTGATGAACTCAATATATTAAGTGATAAGACACAGGAGACAGATGCTATTGACCTTGGTGATATGTTCGAGGAAGCACCTGTTGATAAGTCTCTCGCTGACCTATTCAAGAGAATCAAGGATATCTTAAAGGGTTGGGATTGGACGGAACTCGGTCGCATGATAGGCAACTGGATTAACAAGTTGCTTGACATGATTGATTGGGAAAAGATATATGCGATTGCAGAGAAGTGGGCGAAGCGACTTGCCACGCTGTTAAACGGCATCCTTGAATCCGTCAATTGGTATAAGTTAGGCGAAACAATTGCCAACGCACTTAATACCATTGCACATTTCCTTGCGACATTTGCCGAGTGGTTCCATTGGGAAAGCCTTGGTCAAGCGATTGCTGATACGGTTAAAGGCTTCCTTGAGAATATCGATTGGGATTGGTGGAACCGTGCGGTCATGGGATGGGCGGACGGTATCGCCAGAACACTTAATACAATCATTGCAGATAAGAAGATGTGGGAGGACATCGGTGTTTCTATTGCGGAAGCAATCAACCTCGGTGTTAATGGAGCGCTTGCGTTCATCAGCAGAATCGACCTAAAGGATTTGGCTGATTCCATTATGGTCGCGCTTAACAATATCCTCACGCATCTCCAAGACTTGAATGTATGGAATAAACTGGACTTGGTTGCGGAGACGGCGGCACAAAAGTTCTCTGCCGCATTACTGCGCATCTTAAAAGACCCTACATTCTGGAAGGAACTTGGAGAAGCAATCGCTCAAGGGTTTAGAGTTGCCATTGACTTCTTTACAAACCTTGACCCAAGAATCCTGTTTGAGTTTGGAAATAGCATTGGCGACACAATCTATGAGGCGCTTCACTCCGATGCGACAGCGGAAAAGATTTACGCGGCTGTAAAGTGGCTTGGCGATATTCTTGAAAACGCTGTTGGTGGTCTGAATAATCTGTTCAAGGGATTCGACTCAACCTTTGCCGCCAGACTTACCGATGAGATTGCAAGAGGCTTACAGGATATCGATTGGTCATACATCAATCAGCAAATCGGTTCTCTTGTTGGTAAGATTACCCGGTTCATAAATACTGTCCTTCAAGACCAGACGTTCTGGAAAGAGGTTGGCAACACTATTGGTAATGGTATCAATAGTGCGCTGATGCTTGCCGTCACTTTCATCGAGAATATAAACTACACGGCGCTCGGACAGGCAATAGCCAACACAATCGGTAGAGCGTTATTGAGCATTGATTGGAGCAGGATTGGCAACTCGATTTCCGTACTTGTTAATGGGCTGTTCGATGCTATCTATAATTTCTCAACCACTATGCCTTGGGGAAATATTGGCACGGCACTTGGAAACTCGATAGCAGATGCGATAAGGAACATTGACACCAACAAGATTAGGCGGGCTATTGAGTCTACATTCAGAGGTCTTGGCGATTTAGTTTTCAACTTCCTGTTTGAACTCAATACAAGCGGCTCGATGTTTGACTTGGGGTGGAAGTTTGCTGATATCGCCAATGGGCTGTTACAAGGACTTGCAGATGCTCTTGATAAGAACTGGCCTCAAATCAGCGCCGCTATTGATGAATTCATACGAGGCATTGAGGAGTATGTTTACTCTCATCAAGGAGAGATATCAAACGCGCTTGGCCGGATTATCAACTTTGTTTTCAATTTGCTCGGTAGAATCTGGAATGCTAGCGGTGGCTTAAAAGCGATGCTCCGCTCCGTCATTGGCGATATTGACGGGAGCGTTTGGAAGAATGTTATCAACACGCTGTTTGACAAACTGTTGCTCACAATCCAAGGCAAAAAGGGAGACATCAAACTCTTCTTTACAATCATTGGTAAGGCTATGGGTGATGGTCTTATTGATGGGTTATTATCGAGCATTAACGACAAATTCGGTAAAGGTGCCAAAGAGAAATTAGTCGGTGGCGCAATTGGCGGTCTCGGAGGAATCCTCCAATTGTTGCTTTCCATGATGACGAACAACGGTGGCATAGGCGGTCTTATTCTTGGAAATGGTATAGCAAAACTCCTTGAATTATTCGGGGTTGGTTCTGGTAAGACAGACAAAACAGATGGCAAGACAACAAAAGACAGCGGCTTATTATCAAAGATAAAGAACGGCGTAGACGACTTCTTGAAGAAGTTGAAGAATTTCTTCTCTGGCGACGGAGAGGAGTCCACAACCAAGAAAAACGATAAGCGCTACGCCGGTGCGGGCAATGATTATAAGGTTGGCACCATCTATAAAGACTTAACAGAGCAGATTGCTGATGGTATAAAGAAAGCCTTTGAGGAGATGGATTGGGAGAAAGTTCTCAAGGCATTCTTCAAGGCACTCAAGAGCGTGTTCCCGGAAATTAAGAAAATCCTCGGCAAACTAGATGCCAACGGATTATCTGGCCTCGGCGGAATCAGCGGTTCTCTCGGAGCCAACTTTGGTGAGATGCACTTCCAGTTCGATGACGTTGGTGTAAATACACAAAAGGTCATTGATAATGTTCTGCTTACTCAATACCTGTCGGATGCGTTTAGAAACGCCCTTAACTACTATGTTGATTGGGAAAGAGTTGCGGCAACATTTGCACACCATCTGCAAAAGGCGTTCTTTGACCAAGCGTCCGGCAAACAGATGTGGAAGTTTGAGTTCACAGACATTGGCGTCAACACGGCGAAGTTCGTTGACAATGTACTGTTGACACAACTATTCACGGATGCCTTTAGGAACGCGCTCCTGTACTACGTGCCGTGGTGGAAGGTTGAACAGACATTTGCCGACCACTTGATGAAAGCATTCCTTGACCAAGCATCTGGCAAGGCAATGTGGAAATTTGAATTCACGGATGTTGGCGTCAATACGGCAGACTTCATTGACAACGTACTTCTCAAGCAACTGTTCTCTGATGCATTTAGGAACGCGCTGTTATACCGGGTTGATTGGTGGAGAGTCGAACAGACTATCGCAGACCACTTCAACAAAGCGTTCTTCGACCAAGCATCTGGGAAGGAGATGTGGAAGTTCGAGTTTGAAAGTATTGGTATCAATATTGGCAAACTCGTTGACATGGGCGAGTTAAAGAGGAAACTCACACATGCATTTAATAGGGCGCTTGATTACCTTGATTGGTCATCTGTTACAGGGTCGTTTAGAGATAAATTGTACAGAGCGTTGCTTGCTCTGAAATTCAAGGTATCTGAACTCAATATCAATCCAGACCAGATGATTGATAAGTCTGGTAGTGGAGTTGACCAAGCAAATAATGCCGCCCAAGATTGGATGGCGAAACTTGGTGACGTTGACAGAT